GACTTTAGCTTTGTTAATGTCTACAGTAATTGGCATTATTCGTTCTCCACACTTGTTCTTTCATTTTCACCAGCAGTATATGTCCAAGCACTTCTAAATGTTCTATCAGATAAGTCGACTGAGTCATCTATAATTTCATACTTAGTGCCAGTAGGTAAATCTTTGTTAGCTACATAGATTGTTTTTTCTTCATCTGTTCCTGTTAAAGTAGCTAAGAATTTAGGAGTTGGTATTAAGATTCCAGCAATGCCATTGTTATTAAATATAATTCTCATATTATCGACCTCCTATTCCTATTAAATACACATAAGACCTATCTTGAGCAGAACCTGAAGTGTTCATAGTATATAAATCCCATCGACCTGAAGTTGGATTTGTGTGGTCAAGACAAAGACAGACAAATCTGTTTAAATCAGTAGTTCCTGTTACTGCATAATTTGCATTAGTTAAACTACCACTTATATACAATCCATAATTACCTGTATCCCAGTCACCAATAGAGCTGACGTTATGAGAATCTCTAATAGAAACTGTTCCTTGTCCATTAAAATTTACCCAAAATGAAGCGTTAGTTTCTGAACGGACATCGCCATCTGAGGTTAGCGTTAAAGCATCTGTCCAAACTCCAGAGGTAGCAGCGTGAGGCTGTAGAGTTAATTCGGATTGATTACCAGAATTATTTCTACTAACTATACGACTTGAACCATCATCATTCTGTGTACCTATTTGAAGTGCTGTGTATCCTGTTGAAACCCCATATTTATCATTAGATAAATTAGCTGTTACAGTTGTTCCTGATGTTGCAGTACTGTGAACATCTAATAGGTAAGCTGGTGCTGCTCCAATACCTACTCTTTCACTCGAATCAATAGTTATAGCAGTAGCATCAGCACTAGATGTAATGCCTGATACTCCACCAACTCCACTAGCTAAATGTGAACTATCAATAGAACCATCAACAAGTTCTGCCGAGTCAACTGAGTTTGTTGCTAAAGTTCCAGCATCGACTGTACCATCAGGCAATCCACCAACAGCTAGTCCTGTTACTGTACCTGAACCATTAATTACTATTGCCATTTGTTACTCCTATTTTGTTTCTTTATTAACATACTAAATGTCCTGTAAAAAATGTGACAAGATTAGAAGCGTGAACAACTGTGTTAGTGCCACCAGAAGCACCGTATCTGCTGTAATACACTCGAACAAATGCTGTATCACCAGCATCCATATCCATTAAAGCAGTACCTTGCATAGCTAATTGGTCATCAGCGTTTGATTCTAAATCTCCCCAATAAAAAACAGCCTCTCTGTTACTAGTAATAATATATAAATATGCCTCTGAAAATCTTGTATCAGGAGTTGTACCAGCATCAGTTATTACTTGTGCTGAAAAAGAATATAAACCTGTTACTGGTGCAGTAAAAGTATTAGTTCCATCATAATCTGCATTTCTATCTGCTATTTCTGTTGTAAAGTTAATTGTAGTTGGCGTTGCATTAGAAATAGCTTGAGATACAGTAGAATTAACTATAAAAGCTGGTTGTGATGGCATCGTTACAATTTCATTTGAATCAATTGTTATGGCAGTTCCATCAGCACTTGATGAAATTCCAGCTGGTATATCAGCAGTCGTTGCTAGTGTACCTGTAGAATCAGGTAGTGTAATCGTTCTATCTGTACTCGTATTCGGAGCAGTTACAGTTAGTACCCCTGTGCCTGATGCGTTGCCTTGTATTTTAACTTTTGCCATTATGCTATCACCCAAGTTGAACCCGTTGGAATCGTAACTGAAATTCCTGAGTTGATTGTAATAGGACCAGCAGTCATAGCGTTGTTGCCACTTGTTATGCTATAGTTAGCTGCTATTGTGTGTGCGTGTTCATATAAACCTTTAGTTGTAGTATTTGCATCTGTATCTAATACTGCCCAAGACGCATTCGTACCATCTGTTGTTAAGTATTTACCAGAGTTACTTGTTTGTGATGGTAAAGCATCTACTTCTGCCCAAGTCATTCCACCTGTATTACCAGACTGTGCTGATAAAAAGTAACCATTAGTAGGTGTGTTAGATACTTTAAGATTAGCCTCATCTACTACATTGTCTGCAATTACAGTCGCACCATCTGCTGTAGATGTAACCTCACCACTATGGTTAGGGTGTACATAGTTATTAGCACTAGCAGCTATTCCATCTAGTTTAGCACCATCTGTTGCTACATCTCTACCATCAAAGGTTGAGTTAGTCGTAATAGCACCTGTCATTGCACCGCCAGACTTAGGTAAGGCATTTGTAGCTAATGTACCTTGAGCAGCAGTAGCATAGTCACTATTGTCAAATGCTTTAACTTGTGCAAGGTTTGTAACTTCAGAGTCCATTAAAGCACCAGCAGCAGTTACATTAGTTGCATCTGTTACATCAGCACTAGCTTCTATACCATCTAACTTACTATGGTCTGCGTCTGTAAAAGCATTAGTATCTGAGTTAGCTTCATAAGCAGTTTTAATTTCAGCATTGCTTTGGTCTGCTGTAGCACTAGCTTCAATAGCATCTAGTTTAGTTTTTAAGGCATCTGTAAAATTATTTTCTGTTACATTATCAATAGTAATTTTTTTAGAAGTACCACTATCATTAATAAGTAATTCTTCTGCTCCATCTGGCGTAGTTAAAGCTGCTAATTGTGAAATCTTAGTTGTTGCCATTAAACACTCTCCGTAATAATATAGTTAGGTGTAGCAGGATTAGAAGATTCAGTTGTAATAAAATATCCACCTTGTTCAATTTCTATCTCTCTAGGTGCTGAAGCAATCGGGTCAAACTCTCTTTCCCATTGCCTTCTATTAAGGTACATCCCAATATCTTTTTTCTTTTTCCAATGAAATTTTTTAGCCATTAGAGTCTACCAAATTGTTTCTTACGTCCTAGTCTTTGCCTGTCTGCTAGACTTTTTAATTCTTCTTTAAATACTTCAACGAGAGGAGCAAACTCTACTTGGTGAGCATCGGCAGTATTTCTTTTAATACCCGAGCCGGTAGAAATCTGAGGTGCTTTAGTAGCTGTTCTTTTTCTTTGGTCCTTCTTAACACTGAACAATCCTCCCATTTTGTCGTCAATGTATTTCATTTCAGCCTTAATTCCTTTTTCGTGATTCTTGGATTTAAGTTCTTCCCCTTTATACTCTTTAGGTTTGTTCTCCATATCTAACTCAGAAGCTAATTCTAGCTCTTCTGTAGGGGTCATAGTGTCTAGCATATTCATTAACTGGTCTATTTCTTCGTCTATCTCCTGTGTGTCTACAGGCTCATCTGGAAACTTAAGTCCGTTTTCTTCTACATATGCTGCACACTCTTCTGGAGTAGCCCCAGGATTTTCTCTTTTGTATACTTTTTCTAGTATGTCATTATACAATAGACGAATTTTTTCCTTAAACGAAGATAGTTCAAGGTTGTCTGCAGTGTTATCTAATATACTATAAGCCATACTATCCTGTATAAGATTGATTAAGTTGACTACTTTTCATAGCCTTTCTGTGTTGTTCTCTCATATTAAACCTAGTCATTTCATAACCAAAAGAAGGTCTAACACTGTTTATAGATATAACTCGTTCAGCTTTTTCACCACATTCAGGACATTCAATTCCTTTTTGCATATCTGAATACGAAGTAATTTCTTCTGTTATATGCTTGTTATTACATTCAAAATCATAAAAAGGCATACTTACTCCTAATTAATTTAGTGTAACCCTCTCGTGAGAAAGGGCTACTGCTCAATTAACTTATGAGCCCGGTACTACGAAAGCAAGTCCTGCGTTATTACGCATTTCTCCAACTCCATAAATGGTGTCAGAAGTAAACAAGTCTCCAAGGTACTCCTGCTTGTACTGAGTCTGTGAACGAACACCGACTTGTTCAGCTAGAGCGATTGCATCTTTGTGTAGTAATACACCTACTCTATCCGCACCAGAGTTACCTGCTGCTGAAGGACAGTTAGATGAAATGTATACGTCTACACCGTAGATTTGACCAATCTTACCGGTTTTAATTGCGTCACCAGAACCAATGAACTGTTGCTCAGTGAATCTGTTGATACCTAGCAAGTCATTAGCACAGACTGGTGGAATGATTAATGAACGATTGTCCATTGGTACATCCGCATCGTCAAGTTTTAGAAGCATAGCTCTAATACCTGCGTCTGTAATGTCTGCTGCGTTAGAAGAGTCACCAGTGTATAAAGTCGTACCTGAACCTAGGTATGCTTTTTCCCAAGATGAAGCTCCAGAACCGCCTACAGTACCGCCCTGTAAACCTTCAGTAAGGTTTAGTAGGTCAGTGTCCACCTGCTTGGCGAGAGCATAGCCCGCATCGTCAGTGTAGAACTTTCTGAGTGAGCTCAATGCTTGAACTTCTGTGATATCTTCAATCAATACAGAGTATTCATAGTGCTTATCAATCGAAAGATTGGTAGTACCGTGAGTATCGCCCTGAATTGCTACTTTTGTATTTGCTGCCTTAGCTGTCGCAGAACCACGAGTCGGCGTTGGAATGTGAATAGTATCACCTTTTTTACCTTTATGATTCAAGCGAGTAACTAATGGAGCGACCACCAAGTTTGATTTGTACGCTGCGATAGTCTCATCCGACCAAATTTCTGGGATGAAATTCGCACCCGTAGTAACCGTTTGATGGTTAGTGCCGATTGCACCTGTTGCCATAATATTACTCCTGTGTTATAGTATAATCAAATTATTTGACTCTACCTTCAGCATAGGCA